CATAAAACATTACCAGAACTAGGCGGAGAGGCTATTTGGGACACTGATGTGTTAAATACTAGTGGGGCCCATGAATTATATTATAGTTCTTCGACAACTTTTGATACAATTCAATCAGATTTGATTGCTGGGAGCACTTATGTGAGCGGAAGGACAATAGATGCTGATAATGATCGTGTAAAATTTATATTTGTTAGACATTTAGGTGTTAATGAAAACGATACAAAGATTGATTACCCTGGCTCTATATTAGGTATAGTTGCAGATGCAGGTGGGCTTATAGCAGAAGAGTTATTTAGAGTTGACACTGGAGAATGTTGGTGGGCAAAATTTAAAGAAAATGAAGGTCCTCAAATAGTTGATATTCATGGAGACGTCTCTACAGGGACAGTAAAAGCAGAAGTTTTTGCTTTATGTGATAATGTCGGAGGTTACTAGCAAAGGAAGATTATGAAAGTAAAAGAACTTATAGAAAGAGTAGGGGCTGAATCTTTACCAACAGGTAGGGCTATAGCTTATATTAAAGATGGTTTAGAAGAAATTAATACTATTTCTGAAACTCATGTTACAACAGAAAGAATAGATTTAACTAAAGACAAAAGATTTTATAAATTTCCTAATGAAATGATTAAAGTTTTAGAGGTAAGGGCTAAGAATCATTTAAATAGCAAAGATGAATATAGGCAGATTCCTAGACTTGTTTTTGAACCCAAGATAAAGGATGCAGATGGCAGTTAGACAATATGGTTATTATGTAAAAGGTAATCAAGTAGCAATAGTTGAGAAAGATACTCAATTTGATAATGATGTAAACTCTAAAGATTATGGTCCAGGAAGTGATAGATCTCAATGGAAATCTCCACTTGCTACTGTTGCTGATGGTCTTGAAATACAATATGTGTATAGTCCTAATTATTTCATAGAATCTACAGATACGTCTACTCAAACTGTTTCAGGATGGGATCAAGATAATGATGGTAACTTTAGACTTCGTGCATCAGGCAGCACTGATTGGACATCTTCTCCTAATTTAAGTAGTGTTACCTATATAGTATTACAAAATGCTGGAAGATTTAATGGGTTACATAAAATTTCGTCAGTTACAAACAATAGAATAGTAACTACTACTAAAGTTTCAGCTTCTACATCAGAAACGTTATTTGAAGAAACTGTTACTTTATATTATGATGTTAATGCATTAGACGATGAATCTGATACAATAGATTTACCCAATTATTTAAGTAAATCTTTAGTATATTATGTGAAAGCTAAAGTAGCAGAAGATATGATGAATCTTGAGGCTAAAGAATATTTTATGAAAGAATTTAGAAAGATGGTAGAAAAATACAATAATACTAGAGTTGCGGGACCTAGAATGCAATCTTCTGGCCCATTTGCAATTCGATAACAATAAACGAGCCCATTCACGCACAGCCAGTGCTTAGGGCAGGAGGTAAACATGGCAACTAAAACAGGTGGTGGAGCACAACATTTAAGTGTTCAAGAATCTAAAAATATCCAGTTAGGGCAGTTAGGCAGTATGTCTACTGATGCAGATAGTGCTGCAATAACTCCTCCAACTGGAACAGTTTTTATAGCTATTCAAGTACTATATAATGGCGTTAAATTTGATACAACAACTGGCTTGATAGCTGAGGATCCAGATAAATATATAAATACAGCACAAGCTTCTAGCGCTAGTGGTGGAACTGGTGGAGAAGCAATTGATAATACTATAGAATTTCCAGCAGGAATAACTCTTTATGGTAGATGGACTTCGATAGATATATATTCAGGTACTCATGGTGTTATTGCTTATATAGGAGTATAGAGATGGCTGGAAAAGGATTATATACATATACAGTACAAGAATCAGAAAATATAGATTTAGGTCAATGCGGTTCAATTTTTACAGAAAGTACAAGTACTGCAATTACTCCCCCAAGTGGACATGTTTTTATTGCTATACAAGCTATAAGTCCTACTTTATTCGACAATTCAGGTGGATTGATAGCTGAGGATCCTACTATGTTTATAAATTCTGAGACAACTTCTAGTGGAGGAGGTAGTGGAACAGGTGGTGAAGTAATGGGCACTAATATTTTAACTGGAGGTCAAATTATTTATGGTCGATGGACTTCAATTAATTTATCAGCAAGTCAAAATGGTATTATAGCTTATATAGGTAAATAGGAGAGAATATGTTAGGAGTAAGTTCAAATTTAATGTCAACTTCAAATAGAAAGGACTTAACGCCAATAACATCAACAACATTTGTATCTGGTAGTAGCGATTATATAGTAGTATCAAATCATATTGATTTACAAGCTACAGACATTACAAGTGCTAAAGATTTTTCTACAGCATTCTGGTTTAAAGCAACTGTAGATGCTACTAGCACCTCTAATCTAGATGGATATATTGGAATAAAAGCTGGTGCATTCGAATCAAATGGATTTTATTTTTGGTATGACGATGCTGCTGGTGACTCTGAAAAAATTCAGGTTAGAACAAATACCGCAAGTGCATCTAGCGCACTTACAACTACTGGGGATACTATTGATCATAATACTTGGTATCATATTGCATATACTTATGATGTAAGTGAAACAACGGGTAGGATTTATATTGATGGGAGTTTAAATAACACAAATACAAGTCAGAGTATTCCTACTAAATATACAGGTGAGATTCATATAGGTTCATCTAATACAAATAGTAAATTTGTTTCATCGGTTACTAGTGATTTAGCTTTTTGGAAGGGGGCAATATTGAGTGCTGAAGATATAGAGGCTCTATCAAGAAGAACTGTTTCTCCACCACAATTATCATATAGTTCTTTAAGTGGTTATTGGCGCTTTGATTCTGATAGTGCAACAGGAAGTAATGGAGTTTTAGATATTTCTGGTAATGGACATCATGGGACATCATCAGGATTAGCAGATGCTGATTTTGATACAGAGGACACAACAACAGGGGTTTAATTATGAGTTTAATGGATAGTATAAAAAAACATGAAGGTTATGTTGGTATAGTTTACAAAGATAGTTTAGGTATAGATACTATTGGATATGGTTTTGCAATAAAAGATCTAGAACTTGATGAAGATGTATGTGAGATTATTCTTGAAAGAAAATTACATGATCTTATAGATAGAATTAATATTAAGTTTAAATGGTACTGTTATATGCCTCAAGAAATAAAGGACGTAGTCACAGAGATGTGTTATCAATTAGGGGTAACAGGGTTCTCTAAATTCAAAAAAACAATTACTTATTTACAGAACAAACAATGGGATGAAGCGTCCGTAGAAATGCTTGATAGCAAGTGGGCTAAACAAACTCCTAATAGAGCAGAAGAGATGAGTGATAGAGTAAAAAAGTTAGGAGAAGGTTAAAAATGGACGTAGATACATTAAAATCAACACTTATTGGTGTTGGAGGTATGGGAGTCCAGTGTTTAGATATGTTGCCTGAAATGGTACGTTTAGTCGCTGGAATCGCTACTATAGTATATTTTGTATATAAGATTCAATTAATACGTAAACAATTAAAGGAGTAGTTATGGATAAAGGTGTGGTTAAGAGAGTTATTGTAACACCAGATAAACACTTTCCTCTTCATGACCAACCTGCAATTAACTGTCTCAAAAAGACAATAGAAATAGTTAAGCCTGATGCTTATGTAGATCTAGGCGATGTAGGAGAGTGGGAAGCATTTAGTGCTTGGAGGTTTAAAAGAAAGAAAGCTCCACCACTAGAGTATTTAATAGGTGATTTTGAAAATGATGTAAAAGATGTTAATAAAGGGATGGATCAAATTGATGAAAGCTTGGATAAAGCGGGTTGTAAAGAAAAGCATATTACTGAGGGTAATCATGATAATTGGCTTAATTATGCAGTTGAAAAATATCCCTATATTCCTCAGTATAGATTTGCTAATGCTGTTAAGCTTAGTGATCGTGGGTATAAATACCACAAATTTGGGAAATGTCTTAAAATGGGAAAACTTTACTTTTATCATGGCCATCAATATGGTGGGCAATACCATACTGCTAACCATCTTAGAAAAATGGGCTGTAATGTAATGTATGGACATTGGCATGATTTACAGCAGATGTCTGTTACCCATATGGACGGACCTAAATCTGCTTGGAGTATTGGATGCTTAAAAGATATGAGAGAAGAAGCAAATACTTGGCTTGGTGGCAGGCCTATTAATTGGGCACATGCTTTTGCTATTGTTGATTTTTACACAAGAGGGTTGTTTACAGTTCATATAATCCAAATAATAAATGGGAAAACTTCATTGTGGGGGGAGCTTATAAATGGAGGAAAATGATGGATATTTTACAGGTACTGGAAGAATTTGGAATACCAGTTGCGGTAGCAATGGCGTTCGGATTTTTTATATGGAAACAGAACCGATTCATTCAAAATACTCTAATGACAGAACTCGACCAAGATTTCAAGAGGTTGGAAGGTATTATTATTAAACTAATTGACCAACAAAAGTTGGTTCAAATGGAACAAAAGAAATTAAATGGAATATTTAAAGCACAGGTAGAAATAATGGCGCGTTTATCAGGAAATGGTTTAAAAGATAAGTTTTTAAGAATAATGGAAAAAGGTGGAATGGCCGATGAATGAAACTAAACAGTTTAAAATAGAAACACCTTTAGTTACTGTTGAGAGCGATAGCGGTAATCATTTAATGGATATAGCTAGCGTTAT